AGAAAAAAACTCAAAATGCGTGTTTTTAGAGGGTCTTGCGAGGAACCGATGGTTTTTAATCACGCGGCCTACATGCGTCGGTGGCGGCGGTTGCATCCGCTTTCCGAAGAACAACGGCGCCGGGACAAGGCCCGATCGTATGCCGGAGTTTACCGGCGGCGCGGGCTGCTCGAGCCGGAGCCTTGTATTGTTTGCGGCGATCCTGAAGTCGAGATGCACCACGCGGACTATCGGCGGCCTTTGGATGTCAAGTGGTTGTGCCGGTTCCATCATCTGGAACTGACGGCCATACAGCGTCGCGTTGCCCGGCGCACACGTGAAACGTCATGAAACAACACGGCGCGCCGAAAACCCAACGCGGTCGCAAGTCGGCAGAGTTGCGAGAGATTGCGCTGCTGGCGAGTCCCGGCGATGCGCTGGCTAGGCCGGAGCCGCCGGCGGAACTGTCCGCCGAGGAGCGGTATGAGTGGGTCGACCTTTGCAATGGGCTGCCCGCCGGGTACTTCCCGCCTGCGACCCGGATGATGCTGCTGTCGTATTGCCGACATGTGGCGGTCGGCCGCCATTGGTCGGAGTTGATCCACAAGTGCGAGCAGACCAGGCCGTTCGATGAGCGGCGCTATGGCTGGCTCTGTAAGCAGCAAAGGGCCGAGACGCAGGCGATCTATGGCTGTCTGCGGGCGATGCGGCTGACGCATCTGGCGAGTTATGCCAAGGAGCGGGCCGCGGTACCGACCGAGATGGCGAAGCCGTGGGAGGGCTGATCATGACGCCGGCCGCGACGGTTATATTTTGCGCGGCTTTTGCGGTGCTGGTGCATGATTGGTATCCCGGCGACTGTTGTGGTGGCAGTCATTGCCGTCCGGTGGCGTGTGGGACGATGCTCATGCATCCTGACGGCTCGCTGGATTGGATCGGTCTGCATTTCACCAGGGATCAGGTTCATGCCTCGCAGGACGCCGCCTGTCATGTCTGCGTCGGCGTCATGACGACGGGGCGGCGTGAGCCCTACTGCGCGTTTGTCGCAACGACGATGTGAGACGCACGCCGATCGGCTAATGGGGAAAGTCCGTGAAAAATAGAATCGCAATTTGGCTAGCAATGACCGCCGCCGAGCTGGCGATGTGCGACAGGATCGCTCGCGAGCGTCAAGACTTGGCGATCAAGGGTGGCCGAACCATGGGCAACAATGGGGTCAGAGGGATGGAAATTGAGCGGCGCGGCGTGCGTGGGGAATTTGCGGCTAAGTGTTTTTTTGATCCGGTCATCTGGCATAGCATAGAGCGAGGAGACGTTAGCGGCATGGCGGATCTAGATGATTTCGTCGACGTGAAAACGCAGGCGCAAGAGTGGCACAATCTGATCGTTCAATTCGATGACCATGCCGATTGGGCTTACGTCGCCGCATGGGAGAAGGAGCCCGGAGTTGTAAAATTGACCGGCTGGGCCTGGGGCTGGGAAGTGCAGCATGGCAAATACAAGAGCGATCCCGTGGGGGGCCGCGCCGCCTACTTTGTTCCAGAAAACGATTTGCGTTGCTTGTCGGAATTGACGCCGATTATCCGCCACCGGCAGGCTTGTGTTTCTCCGCAACGGAACTAAGCTTTGATTGGCCGCCTGAAAGTGGCGGGTGGCTTGCTTCCTTTGGTTCGGATGAGGCGCGGCGGCATTTTGGTCTTTGCCGCCGCGTCGCCGCGTGTTCCCATGATTGCGCTTTGGTTCTGGGAAGAAACCGCAACGGAAGAGCCTATTCAGTGGTGGGCTATTGAGGCATGCCTCGACGGTTGGCTATGAGTTCCCTCGCCCCGATGCCCCCGTAACAATGACCGACGAAACCCGCGGCCTAAAAGCCATCAAGTGGATCGAAAAATATTGCCGGGTGCCGGAGGGCAAACACTTCGGCGATCCACTGGTGCTGGCGCCGTTCATGCGCGAAGATCTGATTGCGATTTATGATAATCCGCACGGCACCAGGCGAGCGATCCTGTCGCGCGGCCGCAAGAATGCGAAGACCACCGAGAGCGCATTGCTGACGCTCCTGCATTTGTGCGGGCCGATGTATGTGCGCAACGGCCAAATCTTTTCCGCCGCGCAAGGGCTCGAGCAGGCGGCGATCTTGTTCAAACTTGCATGCAAAATTATTCGATTGTCGCCGGTGCTGCAGAGCTCGCTCGACATCCGCGAAAGCAAAAAGGAAATTTTCTGCCCGGCGCTCGGTACGCTGTATCGGGCACTGTCGGCGGAAACATCGACAGCCTATGGATTATCCCCGGTGCTTGTCATTCACGACGAGCTCGGCCAGGTGCGCGGGCCGACCGATGAATTATACGAAGCGCTGGAGACCGCGACCGCGGCGCAAGAAAATCCATTGAGCGTTGTTATCAGTACGCAAGCGCGCACCGACAACGATTTGCTCTCGATCCTGATCGACGACGCGCTCGAGGGTCATGATCGGCGGACCATCATCCGCTTGCATACTGCCGACAAGGAGCTCGATCCGTTTTCCGACGAGGCGATGCGCGCCGCCAATCCGGCGTTTGATGTTTTCATGAACGCGGATGAAGTGCGCAGCATGGCCGCCGACGCCAAGCGCATGTCCGGCCGCGAGAATGATTTCCGCAACCTAGTGCTCAATCAGCGCGTGGATGCCTCGACACCGTTTGTCTCAACCAGCCAATGGCGCGCTTGCGGCGATCCGCCGGCGCCGCTCGAGCAATGCGCTGAAGTTTATGGTGGGCTCGATCTGTCGAGCGTCAAGGATCTGACGGCGCTGGTTTTCATCGGCAAAATCGACGGCCGTTGGCAAGTGGAGCCGCATTTCTGGCTACCGGGCGAAGGTCTGGCCGACAAGTCGCGGCTCGACCGCACGCCGTTCGATACCTGGGCGCGAGAGGGCTATTTGCATACGACGCCGAACAAGACCGTCGACTATGATTTCGTGGTTGACCGGCTGATGGAATTCTTTGATCGCTATAAGATCAAAAAGATTGCGTTCGACCGCTGGAATTTTGCGCAATTCAAGCCGTATTTGATCCGCGCCGGCATGAGCGAGGACATGATCAAGCAAAAGTTCATCGAATTCGGGCAAGGTTTTCGCTCGATGTCGCCGGCGCTCGCCCAACTCGAGCGCGCGGTCACCAACGGCCGCCTGGCGCACGGCAATCATCCGGTGCTGCAAATGTGCAGCAGCAATTCCACCGTCACCACGGATCCGGCCGGCAATCGCAAGCTGGTCAAAAAACGCTATTACGGCCGCATCGATGGCATGGTCGCCTTGGCGATGGCGATCGGCGTCACGTCGGCGGCGGCTGAGCCGGAGCGCAAGTTTACCTTCGCGGTGCTGGGGTGAAAGAGTGAGCCCGGCGTGAAACGTCTGGCCTTGCGGCAAGAATTTTTGGCCGGGCTCGCGGTCGCAACCGACCACCGGCATTTTTGCAAATGCACCCAGCGCTTGGCGACCGATAGACAAAAAATGAGCCCGGCAAAGCACGTCTGGCCTTTCGGCGTCTATCGGGTGGCCGGGCTCGCGGTCGCAAACACAAAGCGGCATCATTTCCAGATGCATTGCTCCACTGGCGACCGAAAAAGATGAGCCCGGCACGTGTCGGCTGGCCTTGCGGCGATCATGAAGTGGCCGGGCTCGCGGTCGCAGAGTTCCTTTGGCATCCATGAGATGCACGCGGCCTCTGGCGACCGAATGAAAGAAAGACGAGCCCGGCATTCCCTTTCTGGCGTTGGGCAAATCGCGCCTGGCCGGGCTCGCGGTCGCAGCTTAACGATGGCATTTTGCAATGCACGTCGCCATTGGCGACCGATTGGAAAGAGGAGCCCGGCACGCCAGAGCTGGCATCGCTGCAAACCGGCATTGGCCGGGCTCGCGGTCGCAATGGGAGTGCGGCATCCTGAAGGACGCATCTGTTTGCCGGCGACCGATGAGGAATAGGTGAGCCCGGCAACACTCCTCTGGCATTGCTGCATTGACCATGTGGCCGGGCTCGCGGTCGCAGGCCGCTATCGGCATCCATGAGATGCGCATCACCTATGGCGACCGATCGGAAAGAATTGAGCCCGGCAACAGGCGATTGGCATTTTGCTGCATTCAGCGGCTGGCCGGGCTCGCCGGTCGCACGAACTACGCGGCATCGGTTTGATGCTGTTTTCATCTGGCGACCGATCGGAAAAGGGATGAGCCCGGCAAGGGTAACATGGCCTTCCGGCGCAAGCTGAATGGCCGGGCTCGCGGTCGCACCGACGCTCGGGCATCCTGTATAAGGACGCATGTTGTGCGAGGCGACCGACCTGAAAGAGTGAGCCCGGCAATTGATTGCCAGCCTTCCGGCATCTGTTGAATGGCCGGGCTCGCGGTCGCAGGCAAGCGAGGGCATTTTGCAATGCATGCCGACATCGGCGACCGATTGAAAGAATGAGCCCGGCAACGATCGAGTGACCTTGCGGTATGTCCAGCATGGCCGGGCTCGCGGTCGCAGGATCCGTGCGGCATCGTTTCGGATGCAATGCGGCTTTGGCGACCGATCTGAAAGAGTGAGCCCGGCATTCATCTCGTGGCGTTGGGCAAATCTCGCCGGGCCGGGCTCGCAGTCGCACTTCCCGGCTGGCATCCTGAAGACGCAACCCGGACTTGGCGACCGATGGGGAAGAGGAGCCCGGCACAACCCACCTGGCCTTGCGGCAGCGTTCCGGCGGCCGGGCTCGCAGTCGCAACCATCTCCTGGCATTTGTACAAAGCATGCACGGGGTGGCGACCGATCTGAAAGATGAGCCCGGCACACTTCACTTGGCCTTGCGGCAGCAATTCGGCGGCCGGGCTCGCGGTCGCA